CTCCTTTATTATTGTAAAAATTTAACTCAGCTTCTGTTAGATCTTCTAGATTAAAACTCATTATATATAATATCATTTAGATAGGTTTAAATATTATTTAAATCAAACTAACTATGGATAAACAAGATATTCTAACAACGGTCGGGTCAATCAATTTAAGCTATCTTAAAAACAAATTAATTTGAAAAAAATTTAATAATAAATATACATACCATTATTAAAGAATAATAAATAAAACAATATGATAAGAATAAATATATTACAACAAATTAATGAAGGATATTCATTTTTGGAAATTATGAATAATGCTAAAAATCCGAAAGAAGCAGGGTTTATTTATGAAACAATCTCTATTATTTGTATATTATGCAAACAACTTATACCAGATTACAATGAAATTTCAGATACAAATATTGAAGATACACCATTGATATTTAAATCTATTAAATCGTGTCGCGAACTATTGGAACAAAATATTAGTTATGGAGATAATAAATCAGATATATCTGTAAAAATAAATGAAATATGGATTGCTATTTCTATAAAACACGGTCCTACACATCGTCCTACAGATTTACAGCCTTGTAAAGAAGCATTGGATGACTCATCCTATAAAAATAATTATAGTTTAGGATTAATATACGAAGATGATAGATATTTAACAAACCACCGGAGACCAGGTAACCGCGAAAAAATAGTAATTGATATAGCTAAACAAGGTGGTATTTTCTTGAACAAAAAAAATGTCGAAGAAGCATTTATTAATTTTCAATATATATTAATGGAGAATGAGTTAAATGATATTGAAGATATAATTGATTGGATTGATAAAGAATATTTGAATACTAGTGGGCGACAGCATTTAAAATTAAAGTTTAATCAAATGCTAGCTTTAGAACAATTTAAAAGAAATAATAAGGAAAGTTTATCTCATTGTTTAAATCATAAACCACGATCAGGTAAAACAATTATAATGTTATTATATGCTCAATATTTACTAGAAAATGGATATAAAAGAATTTTAATTATGACATCTGTGCCGGAGACAATTGATAGTTTTATTGAAGAATTAAATAAATATTATGAATTTAAAATTGATTATAAACAACAAAAAGAGTTTATGGATATTGATCGAGAGTTTACTGGTATAGGTTTTTGTTCGGTGCAGTATTTAAAAACAGGTAATAAAAAAAATAAAAAAGAAAATCAATTGTTAAAACAAAAAACAGAAAAATTAAAATTATTTGATTGTAATATGTTTGATGAATGTCATTTTCATTCATCCAATAAAAATACATATGATAAGATTATTAATGTTCATGGAGATAAAGAAATTATGAAAATATTTGCATCTGGGACATCTGGTAAAACTGAATGGTTTTATAATATTGATAAAAAATATATTTATACATGGAGTGTTGAAGATGAGGCATTTATGAAGAAACAATTTCCTAAAATTGATTAATTATACAGTATTTTCAATTAATTTTATTTCTTCATCTGTTAAATTATAATATTTGTATATATCCATATCATTCTGTACTTTATTTTCAATTTTTTTAATTATTTTTAATATATAATCACGACCATGCATATTATCTGTCATTGTTATTTTACATAAATATACAAATAATTTACTATAAATCAATGTTCGGATATTTAAATAATCATAATTATCCCCTAAAATGTATAACATATTGTCTGATACATTATATATACCAGATACATCATATGAAGGAGATAGATCTCCCCCAGAACATACAATTATTTTTGATTTTCCATAATCAACCATCGGTTTTTTGTTATAATAATGTACACCTAATTTTGATTGCGTTGGATTAAATGGATTCTTCTTACCAATTTTATCAATTATAATATATTTATGTTCTTTTGTTTCAATTTCACTTATTTGGCCTTTCGAAATATGTTGCTTTCTAATCCGTTGTTGTGTAAACCGTTTATTATTCTCATATGTAGATTTCATTAATTCATAATTCTTATATTTATCTTCATAAATATTTGTTGTTTTTTTTATTATAGTTAAATCTAATCCGTCTATACATAATGGTAATAGCATCCCCTTGACTATATGCGTATTACATTCATATTCTTTATTGTTTCTTAAATATTTAAATTTTGTATCGCATTTATTTACAATTGTTTTTTGTAATAGAAAATATGTAAAATAATTGCTAATGTTTTTAAAATATGTATTTGGTGTATTAATAGCCATATATAAAAGCTTGTACATATCATTTACATATTCTCTGTTTTTATCTAATACTGTTAAATAATTCTTAATATTTGTTGGTGTTATGAATAATATATATCCTGTTGTTTTTGTGATTTCAATAGCGTATTTCAAAAATTCTAAATATAATTTATTATCACCCGTTTCATTTTGTTTTTCATATGGTGGATTACCAATAACTGCATCAAATCCCTCTATATCCCATTTATCTTGAATAATTAATTCCAAAGTATTCCCAACAAAATTATTAAATTTTACATCACATATTTTAATTACATTATCCCAATCTTTCCAACACTCTTCTTTCATTTTAGATAATGCATGGCATTTTAATAGTTCTTCAGTAATGTAAATATTCATTGGATCAATATCACAGAAATATAAACATTTTTCTATAATATGAATACACCGTTCACATTCATCTGTAATATGAGATAATCCATCAAAATATCTTTCAAAAATAGCTAATACAAAGTTCCCTTTACCACAGCAAGGTTCAAATGTCTTATTGTTTTTATTCATAAAATATTTACGTGGTATTTTATCAATCATTTCATCGCATAATTTTGGAGGAGTTGGAATTTCTGCATTTTTCTTTTTTTGATCCAAAGATGGAATAAAATGTTTTCCAATTATATCCCTTACAACTTTTGGATCAGAGTTTGAATAAATCTCAAATATATCATCTAATATATCAATATTATTTTGATTATCCATATCTATTATATATCTATCGTATATTATATTTAAATCTTTTTCACTAATATTATAATCATCTATTAGTTTCATTTTGATGATATTAAATCTTTTTTCGTTTTCTTTTAATGTTTTTAATAAATCTATAACATTTTTAGTAATATTTGGATTTTTATAATCAATTCTCAACATTAAACAACATAGTTTTGATAAGAATTCATATACATGTTTTGTTTTATTTATATCATTAAATATATTTGGTTCCGGTTCATCGGGTTCATCGGGTTCATCTGGATTAATTACTGGTTCACCCTGCTTTATTGGATCTCCTTTTTTCTTGGTTTTACCACCTTTTGAACAATCCGGTTGTTTTCCGTTTAATTTATCATTAGATTTATATGTACCATCTTTCTGTTTTATTTGTTTAATAATATCGCATAATGTATCTTTACACTGAATATTACATATAACTGTATCAATCAATGTTTCTGATTTCAATTTATGTTCATATTGTTTATAATATTCTACCATTTCAGTTGTACAATTACCATAATCAAACTCATTCGGATTAAATATAAATTGATTTTCTTTATACATGTATTGAATTATTTCTCCATATGTTTTTTTAGAATTTGGATTATTTTTCTTATAATTTTTAATTTTATTTCTCATAACAGCATACACTCTTTGTATATTTAAATCTACCGTGATACCGATCGTTTTTTGTTCTTCAATATTATCTGTAATAGGACCTTCGGTTAGACATCTATGACTTACTTGTTCAGCATCATCTATATCAGTTCCATTATCTAAGCGAATAACAACATCACACTCATGATAAGTATAAGCCATTTTACCTTGATTACCAAGAAGTAAAATACATCCTTTTTTATTTTTCTCTTTTGTAATTTCTTTCTGTTTATCAACAAACTCTTTATATTTTTTATTATCTTCATCCAATTTTGATTTACTATTGGAATAAGTAATATGATAATCTTCCCATAATTCATTTTTTTTTAGAAAGTTAATCATTGTTTTTTGTAATTTATCTATATCATTCCCCATTGGTAAAAACATTAAGAATAGTTTTGGATTATCATTTGTTGATTTTCGGTTATTAAAATTACTCTGTGTATTTTCAATATCTTTCATAATACTCGGAACCATTGGATCACCTGATATAATCGTATTTAATAAACTTTTGAGATATTCTGTTCCATGACTATGTTCATCTAGTTGAAATTTTTCTTTATATTTTGGATCTTTGCTTTTAGTTTTTTTAAGTTGAACTAATGAAAATATTGAACCAATATTAAATCCATAATTTGTACCATTTTTAATATTATGTTCTCCTATTTTATTTATTAAAATTTCTGCGATTTTTGGTTGAATTAATACCGGGATAGGTTTATTGTGATAGTTTGAGTCTGAATTTTTTGATATTTCTTTAAATTCTTCATTATCTATATTATGTCGCCTTAAAAAAGCATCCATTTATATATATTTTATTTTTAAGTATTTTATTTTTACTAATAATTTTCAAATTTATTAATAATTAATTAATAAATATTTTAACATTTCTTAAATGGTCTCAATATTACACATCCAATTATACCAATTATAATACCAGATAAGAATACTTTTCCTCTAATGGATGCAGATTTTTTTTTAATAATTCTTTGTTCTATAGTTAAACTATCATTAAATGGTGTTCCAATATTCATAGTGTATAATAAATAAAAAATACTAGCGAATAAGTATATTGTCATACCATAAGCTAAATATATAGATATTTTACAGTTCATTTATATAATATAATATTTAATTTAATCAATTAATTGTAAATATATAATAAAATATTTAAAAATATTCAAAATTTCTTTATACAAATTATTCATGGATTTATTTGATGAATTTGTAAATACATTTACAAAAAATAGATTATTAAAATTAAATAATGATACATGTATGTTTCAGTTTAAAATGACTAAAAATAAAAGATATAATTATTCATATGAAATTAAACAACATATGAATAATAAATATTCATTATGGTCAAAAAATCCACATTTTGATAAAAATAAAAAGAAAAATAATATATTATTTGTAATAGATGATGAAACAACTGATGTATTTTTAATGTATGATACAGATAAAAAACCAAGAGAACATTGGGATTTAAACCATTCTAAACATGGGATAATAAGATTAGAATTAATAGGAAAATTAAATTTACCTATGGATATAGTATGGAAAAATATTATTGGATATGAAAATAGTATACCGAAACAAGGTAAATATCAACGGATTAGTAAAGATTATTTTATAATTAAAAAAAATATTAAAGAATATTTTAATTCAGATATAAAGTTGAGAGATGAAATTTAAAATATTATATTTAATTTTAAAAAAATAATAAAACTATAAAAATAGAAATACCATAAAAGTTACAAGGGTGTAAATGAAAGAGTTATCGTTAATTAATTTGATATTTTTTATGAGTTCCTTCATAAAACAAACAAGACCTTTGTAATTTAATACAAACAATACATATATATATATATATAATTTACAATATGTCTACATCTGATATCAAAAAAACAATGATGATGATCGATAATCTATACGACCTAAATCTTCTAATTGATAAAATCAAATCAGAAGCAAGGGAAGAGGGGGTGAAGGCGGGATATGAAGAAGGATATGAAGAAGGATATGAAGAAGGATATGAAGAAGGATTAGAAGATAGGGCAACTGTTGTAACTGACTGTGTTAATCAAATTGATGTTTCACACAAAAATGAAAAGCCTGTAAACTGGATAATGAGAGTGGAAGATGGAAAGAATTTCTGGTCTAGTGATAAATATAGTGCTTGGGGTATTTCTGATGTAGTTAATTCAACTTTAAAAAAAGCAAAATCAGGGGATCGTATATGGTTCACCAAAAATAAAGAAAGTGGTGGACAATTTTCAGCTGTTGCTATAATTAAAGAAGTCGTTAATAGAAATATAGGCATATCACCTGGTGTAGCAGGTATGACAAATAAAGATTTCGGGTGGGTCGAAACTGGTTGGACATCAAATAGTTTACTCATATATAAAAATCGAATTAATCTCGAACCAGAAAATATTATCCCTGGTATTAAAGGAGCAGCACCAATACGAAAATCAACTGCCCCTAAAACAACTGAAAAACTTAGGGAAAATGGAATTGATTTGGATGAAATATATGATAAATTTTCATAAAAAAACAAAAACATAAAAAACAAGAAAAAACAAAAAATTTTTTTTTGTTTAATTTATAATAAAATAAGTTATCGTTAATTAATTTGATATTCTTTAAGGAATAATATCATTAAAAGAAAGAAAAGATTAATACTTAATAAATCTTCTACAAACAATACATATATTTTTACATATCTTTTTACAAAATATGGAGTCAGTTAAGAAATTTGAGAAAAGGGTGGGGTGTGATATTGGATATCACCAAGATAACCTGCATCCAGAAAGTGGTGAAGGTCGGGTGGGTAAGTCTGGTATAGATAAAACAAAAACACTGAATGAAGTAATTGAACTTGCTTCTAAAATGAATAATCCTCGTCCAAATATCATTGTCAAAGCAGGTAAAAATGCCAAGTGGTATTTGAAATTCACTTTGCTTGATGAGTTGGAAGAAAAAATTGAAAAAGCAAGATGGAATGGAACTAGGGATGCTCAGTTGAGAAGATGTACGATGTATATAATTGAATGGGAATAAACAAAAATTAAAATAAAAAAGTTAAAAAAAAAAGTAAAAAAAAAATTTTTTATTATATTTTTAATGTTTTCATTATATTAATAGTTATTTTATTTTTACCGCAAGTTACAGTGATAATTGCAGTAGTTTCCAATTATAGGGCCACCATTCTGATTTGGTTTGTTTTTTTGTTTACACCTTTTTCCATTTGGTTTGGTGGCAATACATTGAAACTCAGAAACCTTTGACAACGTATTTGTCATTTGGGGCATACGTGGAATATGTTTCACAATTTTTGCGCGTTTGATGAAAACATTGATGTTGTCAGTGACTGTCATTTTTTAGAAAGTATAAATACTTTTTTGTTAAATAATTCTTAAAAGAATATCAAATTTATTAACGATCATATTTATTTATCTTATCATTTCCTTATCGTTAAATAATTTGAAAATTCTTAAAGAATTTCAACCAAAGACAATTACTTCGGTAATTTTAAATAAAGTTCTCTCTTTATATATATCTCTATTCTAATGGTATTTCACTCAAATCAAATCACAACTGCGAAAGAAATTATTGACACCATGGTGGAAGGGTGGGTTTTCTACATGATTCTCTTGGCACAAATGCAGAGTGGAAAGACAGGCACATACTTGAAGGTGGCATTTGATGCTATCCGATTAGGCATTGTTGAAACAGTTCTGATTATATCTGGATCTCGTGATACTTCTTTGAGGGGTCAAGCTCAGGCAGACTTGGCAGAAAATATTAATGAGTATGCCGATGAAAATTCAGAAACAATTCAGGAATACAGAGAATTGATCAAAAACTTATCAGATAGTGTCAATATTTTCTGGTCTCAAGATCTCAAAACAATCACCGAATTGAAATCAAAAACACTGATTATCCACGAAGAATCTCATGCTGCTCAATCCAAGACCAATAAACCATACATGGATTTCTACTTGAAACACAAAATCGAAAAAGCACTTTATGGTGATTTGGAAACAATTGATTATTTGAGAGAAAATAAAGTTTGGATTATGAATGTTAGTGCCACACCATTTTCTGAGATAATTGCGAATTTTTCTGCAGATGATAGCAATCGTTTCAACAAGAAAATCTTCTTTGCCAAACCAGGAGATTCTTATATTGGTATCAATACTATATTGGATCAAAGAAAGATAAAGTTTGAATCCAAACCTATATCAGTAGATTCAACTGAATTCATTAGTAGATTACTACAAGCGAACAAATCTAAGTATAATAAGAAGTATTGTATTATAAGAACAAAGTGTGCTGTTCATGATGAAGAAATGATGAAAATCATATCTTCATGTTGTGGATATGATTACCGGAATGTATTTGCTACCCAAGGTAAAAATAATCCGAATGAAGCTTTGAAATTCTTGGAATCACAACCTGAAAATCCAACAATTGTTCATATTTGCGGAAAAGCACGAATGGGTCAAGTATTATTCAAGAAATATATTGGAATGGTTTACGAACAATCATCTAATCCAAATACTGATACAATTCTCCAGGGTCTACTAGGTCGTATGTGTGGATACTATACTTCTGAAATTCCAGACATTTACATTTCTGAAAAGATACAAGATGAAATCCAAGTATACGCCACGGCTTGGTCCGAATCTAGTATTCAGAAGTTTGAAGAAATTGAAAAGGCCATGAATATTTGTGGAAAGGGAAATGGTAGAGCAACTATTATCAAGGCCGATAAATCGGATGTAGATTGGATTCAGATTCATCCAATTGAATTTACAATTGATGATGTAAAGGGTGATGGTGATCTTGATTATGATGGATTCGGTTTATCAGATATCCATAATATGTTAAAAGATAAGTTGGATTTGATATCTGATTCTAATATTGATAAAGCTTCAATTTTAGAACAGTTAAATAAAACCGACAAAACAGGATTAAAGCTGGGTAGACGCCGCCACATTGATCAATACAAGAATCTATATAAGGATCGTGGTGGATTGAAAGGATATATTGAATTGTGTATTCAAGAAAATCAACGATGTAATTCTTTGATTAATCCGAGAGATCACAATACTGAAGATTTGAGGCCTTTGCAAATTATCGGTTCGGGTAAATGTGAATATAATCCATTGGGTAAGATTTTCATTGTTGGTTATGTAAAATATGATCCTGAAATTCATCCGTGTAAAATTAAACAGCTACCGATTGTAAGTGATAAAGCTAACTATATTGATTCAGTTGAAAATGAAGATGGAACAGTTATTGAGAATATTAATGGTGGACAAATTATTCGTTTCCCATTTGAGACAACTTCTAATAGTTTGAGTGGATTTGAAACAAAACTCCGGGAATCAATCAAACGGACAATTCCGG